ATGGCGAAAAAAGCGCCAGAAATCGGCGAATATAAGTATGGATTCGTCGATAAAGACGTATCGGTATTCCGCGCGAAACGCGGGTTGACACGGGAAGTTGTCGAAGAAATTTCCCGGATGAAAAATGAGCCGAAATGGATGTTGGAATTCCGCTTAAAAGCGTTAGATATTTTCTACAGCAAACCAATGCCGCAATGGGGCGGCGATTTGTCAAGCTTAGATTTTGATGAAATTACGTATTATGTAAAACCGACGGAAAAATCGGGCCGTTCTTGGGACGAAGTGCCGCCGGAAATTAAAGCAACGTTCGATAAGTTAGGAATTCCTGAAGCAGAACAAAAATATTTGGCGGGTGTATCGGCACAGTACGAATCAGAAGTCGTTTACCATAATATGAAAGAAGATTTAGAAAAACTTGGTGTTATTTTTAAAGATACAGACTCCGCGTTAAAAGAAAACGAAGATCTTTTCCGCGAGTATTTTGCTAAAGTCGTGCCGCCTACAGACAATAAATTTGCGGCGCTAAACTCAGCGGTGTGGTCGGGCGGTTCGTTTATTTACGTGCCAAAAGGCGTCAAAGTGGATACGCCGCTGCAAGCGTACTTCCGCATTAACTCGGAAAATATGGGGCAGTTTGAGCGCACATTAATTATCGTTGATGAGGGGGCGCACGTTCATTACGTCGAAGGATGTACCGCGCCGATTTACACAACTGCTTCGCTTCATAGCGCTGTGGTTGAAATCATCGTCAAAAAAGGTGCGTACTGCCGCTACACGACGATTCAAAACTGGTCGAACAACGTGTTTAACCTTGTCACAAAACGTGCGGTTTGTGAAGAAAACGCGACGATGGAATGGATCGACGGAAACATTGGTTCTAAATTAACGATGAAATATCCTGCTGTTATTTTGAAAGGCGAAGGCGCGCGCGGCTTGACATTGTCGATTGCGATCGCCGGAAAAGGCCAGCATCAAGACGCGGGTGCGAAAATGATTCACCTTGCGCCAAACACATCATCGACGATCGTGTCGAAATCGATTTCGAAACAAGGCGGCAAAGTGACGTACCGCGGAATGGTTCACTTTGGCCGCAAAGCGTCAGGATCGCGTTCGAACATTGAATGCGATACGCTCATTATGGATAACCAATCGACATCCGATACGATCCCATATAACGAAATTTTAAACGACAACATTTCGCTTGAGCATGAAGCGAAAGTGTCGAAAGTATCGGAAGAGCAATTGTTCTATCTCATGAGCCGCGGCATTTCGGAACAAGAAGCGACAGAAATGATTGTCATGGGCTTTATCGAGCCGTTTACAAGAGAGCTTCCAATGGAATACGCCGTGGAAATGAACCGACTCATTAAGTTTGAAATGGAAGGAAGTATTGGTTAATCTTATAAAATCAAAGGTGTGGCGCTTTTTCTTGAACGCCACACCCACAATTCACCCACAATTATATTTTTTCTGTGTACCGCTGATACAACTCCAGTGCCTCATCCTCGATTTTTTTGGTCACATGGAGGTATGTGTCAGCGGTTGTTTTTATACTTGCATGTCCTAACCTTTCGGACACGTATTTAATATTTGCTCCGGCTTCGAGAAGATGAACAGCATGAGTATGCCGAAGAGCGTGTGGTGATAATATCGGAAGCCCAGCACGCTTACAAACTTCTTTAAAGTATTCACGGACAACGTTTGTCCGTAACCAACGTCCGTCGTGTTGATGAAACACAATGTTGGTTTCAGGTTTTTTATAGTTCTGGTATTTTAAATACATTTCATTCCGGTTAATACGATGTTTTTTTAACAGACGAATCGTCACGTCGTCTAATTTGATTGTTCGCAAACTTGCTTTCGATTTCGGAGTCGAAAGATACGGCGTTGAGTTAGTCGGATACACTAGCGTTTTGTTCACCGTGAGTGTCTTATTTTCAAAATCGATGTCATCCCACGTCAATGCCAAAGCTTCCCCGATCCGCAACCCCGTACGGGCCAAAAGAGTGAACAGTACATAGTACTGAATCGAATGTTGATACTTAGCATGTTTCTGTGGTTTCTTTACCTCCTCTAAAAATTTTTCCAGCTGCTCCCGCGTGAAATATTTTAATTCCTGATTTCTATCCGTTTCTTTTGGAATAGTGATTTTCACAAGCGGATTTTCACGCAAAATACGGAATTCATGGACAGCGTCATTGAGCGCTGAATTCATGATACTGTGAATTCGTCTAACTGTTCCTTCGCTATATCGCTCCCTCAATTCATTAATCCATTTCTGATATTCAACTCTGGTAATTTCTTTAAGCTTATAATTCCCCCAACGCGGAAGAATGTTTAGTCGGACGTTTCTTTCTTGGAGAGAATAAGTGATAGGCTTGACGTTTGGTTTTTTATACACTTCGAGCCACTTTTCAAAATACGCATCTACTCTTTCGTTCCCATCTTCAGAGAATCCGTAATACTCCAATTCCATTTCCGCCTGGGCGGCTGCCAATTGGGCTTCTTTTTTTGTTTTAAATCCACGCTTAGATTTTTCTTTATACTTACCGGTCGCCCGATCTTTATAGCGGATTCGATATTCCCATGTTCCGTTTGGGTGTTTACGGAAACTAGCCAATTTCACTCCTCCTTTTCTAAGTTTTGAATGATAACTTTTTGTCCATTCTCAAGCTCACCGATTAATTTGTTATCCTCTACTGTAATTCGTGAAAATATAGGGATACTGACCATTGAACGGTCATTTCTTTTCTTTTTCTTCTTTTCCCGATAATCATCTAAATTAATGATCATAGCGAAATACCTCCTTAAATTAAACGAATATACGTTCTGTTTCATGGTTAAAATTTTTTAAATGAACAAGCTCTTGTGGCACACTGTACATTTTAGCTACGTCATATATGGTCAGATCGGTGCCTTGGTATTGAGTGATAACGTCATCTGGAAGTAATAATTCAACAGCAAATGTGTTAGCTTCCACTTCAAGTTTTTCCACAGAAAATAGAGTGTTAGCCCGCAGAAAAGGGGTGTTCGCCCTAGGATGCAAAACGGCATGTCCAAGTTCATGAGCGCATACAAAACGTTGTATTGTTTCCTCGAGTTGATTATTAATATGGATAAACTGGACTCGTTTGTAAGAACTATAAAAGCCGAAAGTGTTTCCAAGCTCTGCAAATAAGACAATTATGTTTTTTTCTTTTGCGATTCGAAACGGATCATTGGACTTGTGTTTTTTAATAATTTGCCTCACTACTTTTTTTATTGCTGTCATTCCCCTGACCCCCGTGTTTTATTTATTTTCTATATTTTTTAGGGGTAAATTTCTTCTTAGCAATTCGTTTAGCAAGCCTCATAGAGTTCTCCAAAGAAATTTTGATTAGCTCTTTAGTTTCCTCGTCCATTGGTTCGCCGTCATACATCAGTCCTTCTTGGCTTTCAAGGCTATCCATTATTCTTTGTAAGTCCTTCGCAATATCCTTTTCGTCTTTTTCCGTTAATTCAGGCAATTTTGAGTCCCAATCGGAATTATTGGAAGGTGAAGGATCATCTGTTTTCCCCAATAAATAATCTGTTGATACTCCGAAAATATCTGCAAGTTTAGCTAAAACATCACTAGGAATTTTAGTTATTACTCCTCTTTCATAATGAGATATGTTAACTCTATTCATTCCTAATTTTTTTGCCAAATTTTCTTGTGATAGCCCTCGCTTAATGCGTAATTCCTTAATTCTCATTCCGGGATAAAACATCAAATTGCACCACCTAAAATAATTTTATCGAAATTTGTAATTATAGCTTGCGTAATTAAAAATTACATGTTATTATTACTTACGTAAGGAGGTGTTACAGATTTGAAAGAGCGTAAAGTTAGATCAAAATTTAAGGCTTTACGTATGAAAAAAGGTACTCAACGCAAAGTTGCAAATGATTTAGGAGTTACTGAAACTACAGTCCGTAATATTGAAAATGGTCATTCAGATCCGGGAGTCGATCTTGTATTTGCATTCGCAATTTATTTCAATGTACCGGTTGAAGAGTTGTGGCCTGATCTCATGGAAAGAGCTTCAAAACGCTTTTCTTAACCCGACAATTACATTATAAACCGTAAATGTCATTTACGCAATTATTTTTTTACAAAAATATATTATTTTTTATCAAATATGTAATTATGAATTACATCAAATTCCTTTCAAAAACCAAACATAGAGAGGTGGATATTTCATGATAAATATCCAAATTGACGATCAAGAAATTGAACAACGTTTCTTACAAGAACTACGTAAGCGGATTGATGAAATCCAACATCGTCATACGTTCTGGGATATGAAGGAATTGTGTCGCCAAACCAACATGAGCGAAACATTTATCCGAGAAACATTCTTTTATGATCCACGTTTTCCAAAGTATCGCGTGGGGAAGAAGTGGTTATTCCCAGCGAAGGAAGCAGAAGAATTCTTGCTCATGTGGTTAAAAGAGCAGCCGAGAAGCTGAAAGGATGTAACCACAAATGAAAATCGCGCCTAACGATTATTGTGCGTTGCAAAGTTCGATTTGATTCGTGGTGATTACCGCATCGCATTCTTTTCAAAAGAAATTTGGACAAGCGGGAGGTGAAAGAACATGGAATGCCCACGTTGCGGCGCGGAAGCCCGTTGGGAAGTGGTGGAAGTTGTCGAAGGAAAAGGCTACGTTTGGGAAGCAAGATGCGACGAGTGCGACTGGGAAGATACGAAATACGAGTTCTGAACTTCAAATGAGTCGATCTTTTTGGTGAAAAATTGGACAAGGGGTGGAATCCATGAATATTCAGGAAGCAACCAAGTTAGCAGTGGAAAAAGGACTGTGCATTACACGGACAGGCGATGAACTTTATAAATTCATGAGAATAAAACCGACTGACACACCAGACTGCTGCATTGTCTTTCCTTCACCAGAATACGAGAGAATAGCTGGCAAAAAGATATCCCCCGGCAAAAGATGGAATCCGAAAGCGGAGGATTTGCTTGCAGATGATTGGATTGTTATTGGATTAGAGACTTGATCTCTTTTATAAGCGTATAACCCTTTTTCAATAACGTATTTTCTTCAACATTCGCTATGCCACGAGGGTTCAATGCTGTTATATAAGCGACATTATCGGCAGGTAGAATCGACACGAAGCCCTCTTCTTCTAACAGATATAAAGCTTTTGAAAGAGAATTTTCAGTTTCATTGGGATGGAGCTGTTTAAAAAAATCAAGATCGAACAGCTCACGATTATTTTTCTTATACTCTACGACCATTTGTTTAAGTAGTTGTTCAGAAAGCTTTATAAGTTTCATCTGTATCACCTCCTTCCCTTAAACATCATTCGACAAGAAGGAGGAAAATCCTACAAAAAGTGAGGAGGAAACGTCATGAATCAATTACAGATTTTTAATCATCCGATGTTCGGTGATGTTCGGTTCGTTGAGATTAATAACAATCCGCACGCCGTTGGTAATGATGTTGCAAAAGCGCTGGGGTATAGCCGACCGCATGAAGCAATTTCAAACCACTGCAAGGGGGCGGTAACTTACCGCATCCTTACTAACGGCGGAGAACAAACGGTGAAAGTTATTCCAGAAGGAGATATATACCGATTGATCGTCAAAGCAGCCGATCAAAGCAAAAACCAAGAAATCAGACGGAAAGCGGAAGAATTTGAAAAGTGGATATTTGAAGTAGTCCTTCCAACAATCAGAAAAACGGGTGGCTATGTTGCTAACGATGACTTGTTCATCCAAACCTACTTGCCTTTCGCTGATGAACAGACGCAAATGTTATTTCGCGGCATTCTTCAAACCGTTCGCCGACAAAACGAACAAATCGCTGCTATGAAACCGAAAGCGGATTACTTTGACGCCTTGGTCGATCGAAACCTTTTGACCAATTTCCGGGACACTGCAAAAGAACTGAAAGTCAAGGAGCGGTTCTTTATCAATTGGCTTCTCCAAAACAAATTTGTTTATCGGGATCAGAAAGGGAAACTCAAACCTTATGCGCCGTATGTGTCGGAATTATTTGAATTGAAGGAGTTTGTTCGAAATGGAAAAGCCGATGTTCAAACGCTGATTACACCGAAAGGGAGAGAGACGTTCCGGCTTCTGTTGCAAAAGGAGGGGATGGCATCATGAACATCCTCCCAGGCGATATGCAACGTGCTGCCAAACTGCTCGATTGTTGCGACTATTGCCTTGCCCGCGCTCGTGTGGCTCAGTTCGGGCGCGACTTGAACGAGGCAGAAAAATGGGTGAAAGAGTTCTTGCGTTGCAAACGTGATCTCGATGAATTGGTGCGGAAGAAAGAAGAGCACGACAAACTGCTCGAGGTTGTTGAGTTGATGAAAGCACGCGGTATTGATATTGAGATCATTTTGAGAAAGGGGAATGAGCAATGAATATCTGTTTCACTGCTAGTCGTCTTATGAAAGTTTCAGAGGTTCGTAGATTGTGCAAGGAAATGCGTGAAAATCAAGCGCTGTTAATGGCAACAGAATTGAAGGCAAAAGAGGAGCTTTACAAACGCTTTTTACAAAAAGAAAAAACGGCCAGTGCCTAACACCAGCCATCATAACCAACCAGCCCGTTCAATCACAATATAGCATATTTCCTCTCCCTTTCACAAGACAGGCTGGTGCCTGTCGTCAGGTGCAGGAGCGCTGTTTCCCTATCCCCCTTTTCCAGCGTTCTTGCGCTTGACGATGTGCACTAGCACATCCGTAAGGCGATGGCGGAATAGGTAGACGCAGGGTAGGCCGGTTAGCTCATGAGGCCCGCGTGAAGCAGCGCATGCAAGGTGCAAATCCTTGCTCGCCTTACGCTACATACCTATGCGAAAGGAGGGACAAGTATGACACGGGAGGAGAAAAAACTTATCCGGTTGCGGATCATCGATTTGCTCGATCAGTGCCAGGGTTGCCCAAACCGTTATGTGACAAACGCAAGTATCCACATCTGCCCGAGCTGCCCAATCGGGCAACAGATGCAGGCACTCGGTCAAAAACTATGGAAACGCGACGAACGCGACGAGAAGAAGCGCGCGGCGGTGATCGCAGAGATTCCAAAACGGCGTCAGTGGACTACACAGGAGGAAGAATTCCTTTTGCAAAACCTCCATATGGGTTGTAGAGAGCTGGCGAAACAATTAGGGCGCACTTATAAGTCCGTTCACAACAAAATAACCAATTTGAAAAAAAGGGGGCGCATCCATGCAAGTTGAAAATCCGATGACTCGTCCGATTGTAGAAAAAAGTTCCCACTGGGGAATTGATGCTTGCGGCGATGAAATTCTCTACGGCGATGTCATTTATGAGTTCCCGGACGGGGAGATTGTACTCGAGGAAAATATTCGTCAGTATCTCACTGAAAATCTTGGCGCTACACGCAAAATTGCCGAATAAAAAACGCCTCACTGGGGAGAGTGAGGCGCACGCAATGGTGATTCCTTTGAAACAGCTACCTACATAGTACAGGAATCGCCTTCAAAAATCAAATGGAGGTGGAACGATGTCGGTTGTCTTTGCCAACACAAATGAAATGAGTCATGAGGAATGGTTGGCTGCGCGTCGGAAGGGAATCGGAGGAAGCGATGCAGCTGCCATTGCCGGTTTAAACAAATGGAAATCTCCTGTTGCGGTGTATCTTGAAAAGATTGGACAAGCCCCAGAGGAAGATGTGAGTAGCGAAGCAGCGTATTGGGGTACAGTGCTTGAGGATGTCGTCGCTCAAGAATTCAGCAAACGTACAGGTCTCAAAGTGCGGCGTAAAAATGCGATTCTACAGCATCCAGAACATTCTTTCATGCTTGCAAACGTGGATCGGCTGATTGCCGGTGAGAAGGCAGGGCTTGAATGTAAAACGGCCAGTGAATACCTCAAAGAAGAGTGGAAAGATGATGAGGTTCCGGCACAATATCTCATTCAATGCCAGCACTACATGGCTGTCACTGGTTTTGATTCCTGGTGGATTGCGGTTCTCATCGGTGGAAATAAGTTCATCTACAAAAAAATCGAGCGTGATGAAGAGATCATTCAGTATCTCATTCAGATCGAATCGGATTTTTGGAACAATCATGTTCTCAAGAAAAATCCACCGATGTTTGACGGTTCGGATGCTTCGAGTGATTTACTGAAAGCTTTGTATCCGACAGCGAAGTTCGATGAAGAGATTGAACTTCCACCTCATGCTAACGAGTTGATTGCGAAATATGAACAAGCCAAACAAGAGGAAGCCGAAGCTGCCGAACGTCGTAAGGAAGCTGAAAATCAACTTAAGGCTATGCTCGGTGATTATGAAAGAGCATTTGCCGGCGATCGTATTGTCACATGGAAAAACGTTCGTAGTAGCCGTGTTGATACCAAGTTACTCAAAGCGAAGTATCCAGAAATATATCAGGAGGTCGCCAAAGAAACGGTATCGCGGCGATTCTCCATTAAGTAGGTGAATGAATATGGCCAAATGCAAAGGTTGCGGCAAGGAAATTGAATGGATTAAAACGCCTGCCGGCAAAGCTATGCCGGTGGATATCGAGGTCATAACTGTAGTGACTGCAAAAGGCGAAGTTGTCAAAGGGCATATCCCTCACTGGGCAACTTGCCCTGCGGCACAGCAATTCAAAAAGAAATAGGAGGTTATCAGTATGGCAACAAATCAATCTCTAAAAAATCAGCTTGCAAACAAAGCAAATAAAAAAGAGGCGGCAGCGCCTACTCCAGCACAAACCATTGCGGCATATCTCAAAAAAATGGGACCGGAGATTGAAAAAGCTCTTCCAAAACACATGGACGCTGATCGCATGGCACGAATCGCTCTCACAACTATTCGAACGAATCCTAAATTGCTGGAATGTTCTGTTCCTTCTCTTCTCGGCGCGGTGATGCAAGCAGCACAGCTTGGACTAGAGCCGGGGCTCATCGGACATTGCTACTTCGTTCCGTTCAAAAATGGAAAAACAGGACAATCCGATGTGCAATTCATCATTGGCTATAAAGGAATGATTGACCTAGCACGGCGCAGCGGAAACATCGAAAGCATTTATGCTCATGCGGTTTATGAAAACGACACGTTCGAATATGAGTATGGCTTACATCCGAAGCTTGTTCATAAGCCGGCCATGACAGATCGTGGTGAATTTATCGGCGCCTATGCAGTTGCTCATTTCAAAGACGGTGGCTATCAATTCGAATTCATGCCTAAAGAAGAAATTGAAAAACGCCGTAAGCGTTCAAAAGCAGCTAATAACGGTCCGTGGGTAACGGACTATGAGGAAATGGCCAAAAAGACTGTCATCCGGCACATGTGGAAGTACTTACCGATATCGATCGAAATTCAACAAGCTGTTACGCAAGATGAAACCGTGAGAAAAGATATCACCGCAGATCCAGAGCCAGTTGAATACATCGAAGCCGAAGCATTTGAGGTTTCAGCAGAGGAAGAGGAACAGCCGAAAGAAGAGGAAAAACCAAGCAATTTTGAACAGGAGAGCTTTGATATCGAATGATGGAATACCGCATCGCGATTCCACACTGCTATACGTGGATGGCTGCTGGCAACAAGAAAACTATACATCGCCTACATCAAGGGATATATCAAGAGCAGCCATCCCGGCTTAAAGCCGGTCAGGGTGGAAGGACGATATGTGATTTGCATCAAGAATAGTTCATGCAAAAAGGAGGTGGATTCTTGGCGAATCCACAATTAGATAACGGCTTTACGCGAATTGCAAATGAGATTTTGGAAAACATTTATTCCAGGAAATTTACGGCCAATCAATTGATCATTATTTTGGTTATTTGGCGTTATACTTATGGATTCCAACGAAAAGAACACGTTTTTTCGTTAAGTTTTTTGGCCGAGGTAACGGGTATAGACAGAAAGGCAGTCAAAAGGGCGCTTGATTCGCTGATCGAAGCTAATGTCATCATAGTCGTAAAAGAAGCGGATTTTAATAACGCTAGATGTTTAGCGTTCAATAAAAATTACGACGAATGGAAAATTGACCACAGGGGGATAAAAAACACCACTGTGAGTAAAAATGACCACACCGAAGAAATGACCACTGTAGGTAAAGATGACCACACCACAGTGGGTGATTTTGACCACACCACAGTGGGTAAAAATGACCACCATATAAAGAAAATATATAAAGAAAAAAATAAAGAAAATATTAAAGAAGAAGATAGAATAGACCATTTTCAGTTAATCGCCAACAAGTTCATTCAAAGAAGAGCGCATGGCTTTGATTTATCCCCAGAGGATGAGTTAGCTATCCATAGATTGCTAGATGACAACATCCCTATAGACATCATTTTGAAATACATCGATGAAATATTCGACGAGTATGAACCAAAGCACCGGTTAGATTACATTAAAAGCTTCAAGTATGTAGAAAAGGTCATTCTCGATCGTTATTTTGGCCAAAAAGGAGAGGAGAAAAACAATGGAGGCACGGTTCACAAGCATCGCCGAGGTGTTGGCCGATTTACAAAAGAAGGTGGCAAGTCATATGAACAAATCCTCCGAGAAGCCGAAGCAGCACGACGAGCTTGGGGAGGATCATGAGTGCCCGGTCTGCCTGGATACCGAATTCATCTTCTATCGAGATGAGCGCGGCTATGAATTCGCGAAACCTTGTGAATGCCGGGAACGGAAAGCATGGAAGCGCCGGTTCAAGCAAGCACTAATTCCAGATGAGTTTATCCATGCGAATTTTGAAAATTTCAAGCGATCGACGCAGTATCAGCAAGATATGTACGATGCGACCATTAGCTACCTAAACGAATTCGCTGTTATTAAACACGAGGACGGCACGACAAAGAAAATTATGTCTGACAAAAATTTAGGTTTCATTGCCAAGGTTGGCGAACAACGATTGCGAGAGCTACCTGTTTCGGAGCGTGCATCGATGAAACAAAAGCACAACAATTTCGGCGTCGGCAAAACTCATTTACAAATCGCCCTGGCCAAACGGCTCATTAAGGACGGATTCAATGTACTTGTCGTTTCAGATGTCACGTTCATGGACGAGCTCATCCAAGCCAAAATGATGAATGATGAGGGAGAAACACTCAACAAGCTTTTGCACAGTGCCATTCATGCTGATGTGCTCGTCTGGGATGACATCGGCAAGGCGAAATGGTCCGAAGCAAAAGAAGCATTGTACTACCAAATTATCAACGAGCGATACAGAAAGCAAAAACCGATTGTCTTTAATAGCAACGAAGATCGCGGAACATTGAGTGAAAAGATCGGATATGCTGCGGCAAGCCGATTGCTCGGACAATGCGGTCCATATCTCCATGAAGTCGAAGGTGAAGATTTTCGATTGAAAGGGGCGTAAAGAACGATGACATGCGTGAAATGTGACGGTACGGGTCGGCTATACACCAAAGTAGCAAACGGCGCGTGCTTGGTGACGGCTTGCGATTGCGAACATGCGAAGCGTGCCAGACAAGAATTCGAGCGGGAAATGGCCGAATTTCGGCGCCGGCTGCGTGAAGCGAAAGAACGGTTCGGAATAGCCGTGAAGTGATGCGTAGAGGGGGAGAGGATACATGCAACCAGGGGATTGGGTGTATTGCGTAAATCCGCACGAATATGTCTTTGGATGGTTGGGATATATCGACTGGATACGGCCGCCAGAATGCAAAGTGGTTTTTGTGCGAACAAGACTAAACCAACCGGTGCGGGAAGAACGCCGGATACTATTGAGCCGTCTCGAACCTGCTGGCGTGTCTACGGATTGGACAAGCTCTGAACTGAACGCATTGATTGATTTGGCACTTGATACACGTGACGAGGAATGGTTTTACGAACTTGCTGCCCGGAAAGGGGGTGAACGTGTTGATACTGTATAACAGCGTAAAAATGATGCAGGAGTTAAAACGCCAACACGTCATCCGCCAGCTCATCGAGATGGGCATACACGAGTATGAAGGACGGGAGATCGGGGAGCTGGATTATGATCGGTTGAAATATATCCTTGCGCTAGCAAGGTTAAAAAACTAACACGCTCTAAAACTTCAAATTTTAGCCCGTATGGCGTTTTTCTTGTGAGGGTAATAAAAGTATTTGAAAGCGAGAAAAACGCCGTACAGGGCAAAAACAGGCGTCTATAAGCCTAGCTGGAGGGAATGAGATGAACCGATTATGGGACGTCTTTTTGACGGCTACAGCAATTGTATGTGTCACAGGCATAGTAGTTCTCCTGATAGTCTTGGCGTATTTGGTTTTTTAACTTGGAGCACGTGGAGTACATTCGATTCATTTACGAATAAGAGGTGAAAATTCATGAATTTAGCTAAACTTTTCGAAATGCAACGCCGGCTGGATGAACAACAGGAGATATGGAAAGACATTCCTGGGTTTGAGGGTGAATATCAAGTTAGTAATTTAGGTTACGTAATTGGAGAGAGACTAACCCTAAATTTTTCACTACAACTAAACTAGCGAAATTATACGGTGTTAAACATTACCATATTTCTCGGATTTGCGAATTCAAAGCATGGAAAACAGTAATTTAAATGGGGGGATTGGAATGAATATCAAAAAATTATTTGAGTTACAAAAGCAATTGGATTTACGAATCGAAAAAGAGCATCCGCGGAAACCTGGCGAAGATCGGTTAGCAAAGAAAATCCTTGCGTTGATGGTGGAGCTTGGTGAACTTGCGAACGAAGCTAGATTTTTCAAATATTGGAGCCATGACCAGGCGCCGAGAACAAAAATTGAATATATATGCCCGACTTGTAACGGAACTGGCGATGAAAATTATGATAGTTATATTGACGATCTCGAAGGTGGTTACACGCACGAAGTCATTAATTGTGAGGATTGCGGGGGAACGGGGACTTTAGGTTACAAAAATCCACTCCTTGAAGAATACGTGGACTGCCTGCATTTCATCTTATCGATCGGAAACGACATCAACATGAATGAAGTGTATGAAGATTATGAACCAAAGCCGTTGTATTTCGGTGACGGTGATATT